TAGAACGTATCGTAAATCCCTTGACAATATACTCCAAAATATATTATGATGATAGTGCAGAGATGAATGATGACATGACACAATACAAGGACAAGTATGTCAAGTTGATTGTGGTCAACAAGAAAGACCTTTATCAGTTTGATAAGTTTGTAGATAAACTCTTACAGGCTGATTGTCACGAGGTTAAGATTGTAGAAGACTTTTCAGAGTTAGATGCGAACAATGTGTCGGATGATATTGTTGAGAACACTGAGGACACTATGACACTGCTTGAGCGGTATATTGACGAGCTAGATGTAACATTGAGTAAAGATAGGTTGAAGAACACTATGAGGACTCTATACACTGAGGCACAGGATTTAGAAATATAGATGTCAAATAAAATTCGTGCAAGAACACAAAATAGTGGTTGGTCTGATCCTTCTAAAAAAAAGAAGATTCGTAAACCAGTAAAATCATATACCTATTTAGTTACACATAAGTCTTCTGGCATGAGGTATTATGGTGTAAGAACTGCTAATAAATTAACGCCTAAAATTGACCTCGGTTTCAAATATTATACCTCTTCAGATGAAATTAAAAAAATATTAGAAGAGGAGGGTCGTGATGCTTTTGTGTGGGAAATTAGAAAAGAATTTGATTGTCCGATAACTGCACGAAAATATGAAGCAAAAGTTCTGAAAAGATTGAATGTATCCAATTCTGAACATTGGTTTAATAAAAGTGGAGGAAGTGTTAGCTCTGCCGATAAAAAACCTAAACCTATTAAGAAAAATAAACCTAAAGAAAATAAACATTTTCTTAATAAGAATGATTTAATAAAAGCCATACAAAATGGTAGTATATTTGAAGACAAAAAATATAATAAATGTTTTGCAAAAAAATTTCCTGTAACAAAAGATACAAAATATTTTTTTACTCAAATAATGAATAATTCTATTTTAGAAGATGGTTTTGTAAAATTTACGATAGGTGAAAAAGAATGTAAACTCTTGAAAGATAGGGGTATTAATATAAAAAAACAATTGCTTACACTAACCCATATACATCTTATGTATGAACCTTGTTCAATGACACATTTAATTACAGAATATTGGAACACTGAACCATCTGAACCATTACAGGTTGGAGGATCTGTTTGTTCTCTGGTGAAGGAAGATTTTGGTAGCACATTGGAGGCGTTTCTTTGATAAATTTTGAAAAGGTTCGTTGGAAGAATTTCTTATCAACCGGCAACCAATTTACTGAGATAGAACTAAACAAAGATTCTACCACATTGATTATTGGTGAGAACGGTGCAGGCAAGTCTACTATTCTTGATGCGCTTTGTTTTGGTTTGTTCGGTAAACCATTTCGTGGTATCAATAAGCCACAACTTCTTAACACTGTAAATGCCAGTGCGTGTGTTGTTGAGGTAGAGTTCTCTATCGGACCCAAGAAAATAAAAGTTGTTCGTGGTATTAAACCAGCGGTGTTTGAGATATACATCAATGGTAAGATGTATAACCAAGATGCAAACTCGCGTGACTATCAAAAGTATCTGGAACAACAAATCCTTAAACTGAACTATCGTAGTTTCACTCAGGTTGTGATTCTGGGTAGCTCTACCTTTGTTCCTTTTATGCAGTTGAAAGCTAGGCATCGTCGTGAAGTAGTAGAAGAGATTCTTGATATTCAAATTTTCTCTTTGATGAATATGCTTCTCAAACAGAAACTAAAAACGATAGATGATGATCTAAAAGATGTTGATTATAAGATTGCTCTATCATCTGAAAAAATTGAACTGAAAGAGAAATATATTGAGAACATAAAAGAGAACAAGAGAAAGTTATTGACAGAGAAAAAATCTTCTATCACCAAGAATGAGAAAGAGATTGGCAAGAAGTCACAGATTATTGATTCTCTAAACAAGAAAAATGAGTTAAGTGCGCTTAGTATATCTGACTCAACTAAAATCAAAGAGAAGTTTGACAAACTGAAAGACATACAATCAACTCTAAGAGAGAAACATAGAGCACATTCTAAGTTGGTTACATTCTTTGAGGACAACACTGATTGTCCTACTTGTCAGCAACATATTGATGAAGAGTTCAAGTCTGACATGCTTGATAAAAAGAGAGCAGATGCAGATAAGGTTAGTTTGGGATTGAATGAGTTGAAAGAAGAGATAGATTCCACTAAAATCAAGATGGATGAAATCAATGTCGTTCTTGATAATATACAGAAAAATTCTGTGGAAATTGCAAAGGAAAATAGTTCAATTATTCAGTTGGAAAAATTCAATAGCACTTTACAGACAGAGATTGAACATTTAGAAACAGGACATATTGAGAAGGCTGATTATAGAGACTTAGAGAAACTGAAAGAAGAGTTGCAAGTCTTTGTAGATAGAAAGTCAAAACTGAGAGAAGACAAAACATACGCAGAGGCCTCAAAGAATATGCTGCAAGATACTGGTATCAAGACAAAGATTATCAAGCAGTATCTGCCTATTATGAATCGGTTAATCAATACCTACTTGACATCTATGGAGTTCTATGTTAACTTCACTTTGGATGAAAGTTTTGAAGAAACTATCAAGTCAAGATATAGAGATGACTTTTCTTATTCGTCTTTTAGTGAGGGCGAGAAGATGCGTATTGACCTTGCATTGCTTTTTACTTGGAGAGCCGTTGCAAAGATGAAGAACAGCACAAATACAAATCTGTTGATACTGGATGAGATATTTGATAGTTCTTTGGATAATTCTGGCACAGACGAGTTCCTGAAGATTCTAAATACTTTGGGAGATGAGAATGTGTTTGTGATTAGTCATAAGCAAGATGCACTTGCTGACAAGTTTAGAAACACAATCAAATTTGAGAAAGTGAAAAACTTTAGTCATGTTGCAGCCTAACTCAGTGCATTTTTCTTCTGAACGTGATAACTGGGAGACTCCACAAGACTTCTTTGATAAGTTAAACGAAGAGTTTGGATTTACCTTAGATGTTTGTGCAGAAGATGATACTGCAAAGTGTGAAAAATATTATACAAAAAAAGATGATGCCTTTACTAAAGAATGGAAAGGTGTTTGTTGGATGAACCCACCATATGGTAGGGGAATAGGAGTTTGGTTAAAGAAGGCATACGAAACATCGCAAAATGAATCGACAGTTGTTTGTTTGATACCTTCAAGGACAGACACTAAATGGTGGCATGATTATGTTATGCAAGCAGCTGAAATTCGTTTTGTAAAAGGAAGATTGAAGTTTGATGGACATAAAAATTCTGCACCATTTCCTAGTGCAGTTGTCGTTTTTAAAATGTTTGAGGAGAAACAAAAATTCAGTAGTATAAAGAGATAAGGAGGGTGATAATGTCACTTCTATATGCGTTGATTATGCAATACCAAGCCGATATTGAGAAAGCAAAGGCAAACATAGGTGTATATTTAAAAAATCCTGTTGGTATTGGGGAGCACGCAGACTTAGTTTCTGCCGTAGATAGCCAAGTAGAAATTATCGCTCACGCAGAAGATAAAATTATGATTATTGACAAACATTTTACGGATTCAGAATGAATATTTTTACAGAACATCCATATCGCAATGGCGAAACCTATTTTCAGCATATGAAAACTGCTCTTAGTTTTGCAGGAACCTTTTTTCTTTTAACCTTGGTGGCAGTAGTTCATGCGTTTCTGCCTTTTTTGTTTGTTACTACAGGCAGTGATACGATAAAAAGATTATACATTAATATGAGAGAAAGAACTAGATGATATGTGGATATTGTGACAAAACCATAACCACAACAATAAAATACTACTTTGATGAAAGATTCTTTGTCAATAACAGTAATAAACAAATACCATTTTGTAATGTTGAGTGTTCTACAAAGTGGATGACAAGAGAAAAATATTATGATACTAAAACTTCTAAACCCTAAAAATCCAAAACTTAGAATGCCCTGTGATCCTGTTGGTGATGATGTTGATAGAGTTCTACTGAAAACTAATCTACTTGAAACTATGGACAGTCATAATGGTTTGGGCTTGTCTGCAAATCAATGTGGTCTTATGTACCAAGCATTTGCCGCATATATTGATTGGCCAGATAGAGTTAAGACTGTTTGTTTTAATCCAAAAATAGTATGGAGCAGTGAAGAAACCTCTTACCTAGAAGAAGGTTGTTTGACTTATCCAGGCCTCTATTTGAAGATTCGCAGACCAGTGAAGATAAAGGTGACATATGAAAATGTTGATGGTAGTGTCTCAACACAAGACCTAGAAGATTTGGAGGCTAGAATATTTCAACATGAATACGATCATATGAATGGTAGTGATTTCACACAGAGGGTAAGTCCTCTCGTTCTTCAAAGAGCAAAGAAAAAACTTGTAAATAACATTAAGAAAAACTTGAGAAAATATGGGAACTTGTAATGGTTACACGAATTGAAAATGCAGTACCTCCAATGATTTTGGAGTATATGAAAACTAAAGTACAGAACGAAGAACGATGGAGTTATTCTTATCCAAAGGGTGCAGTCTTTGAAAGGAAGCATCCTAAACTAACTATCTATGATGGTAGTGATATTCCTGGCGCTAAACTTCTAGAAGGTATGGCGCACATGGTTCTTCTTATGGTATACAACAAAGCACTCAAAGATGGACTAGATGTGTTTCAACCCACAATGCTTTGGTGTGGTGCGTCGATCAAAGACTCGCACAGAAAAGATAACATTCATACGGACCACGAGAATGATGTGCCGAAGGACATGAAGGTTCTAAAAATTCTTGGTCTATTACACGCAGAGTGGCCAGAAGACTTCGGCGGGCATTTTCTACATGATGGAGAGACACACAAAATGGTGCCTGGCACATTTCTAGTTTTTGACCCACTCAAAGAACATGCAGCCACTGATATTTTTACGGTGCAAAAAAGAATTGCTCTTGATTACACAGTTCTTGCAAAAACCTCTTGACAGAATGTAAATTATTGTGATAAGATGTATATATAGTTGGTGATGCCTTCGGGGTCACTTACTAAAACTCGCTTTATAAGGAGAAAAAAAATGGTTACAAGTAAAGCACTAAGTCTATTCGATAATTTCAATCAACTTACACCCTACGCAGTTGGATTTGATCGTGTCTTCGATCAACTATCAAACTATGCTACTAATAATAGAGCATCTACGGGGTTCCCGCCATACAACATCCGAAAAGGAGGTGAATACACCTATGTCATTGAAATGGCTTTGGCTGGATTTGGTAAAAAGGATATTGAAGTAGAAATAACAGATGGTACTCTTACTGTTCGTTCAGTAAAAGAAGATACTTCAGAAACTGACGGCGAAATTTATCGTGGTATTTCCTACCGTAAATTTGATCGTAAATTTACACTTGCTGATGACATTGTTGTTAACAATGCTGAACTTGAGAATGGTATGCTCAAAATTACATTGGAACGTGTGATTCCAGAGCATAAAAAACCTCGTCTTATTGAGGTAATATAAATCAAAAATGGGGGCGATAGTCGCCCCCATTTTTTAGTGAGGATTATAATATGGGTTTGAAAATACAAGATGGCAACATTGCAGATTTTGGTATTGATGCCATGACTGATGATGGTGTCAAAGAGTTGACTCCTGCTAAAAGTCTATTTACGGTAGACAATTATAATGCAATGTTGGAAAGAGCAGTTATGCCTGGAGATGATTCCAGTGTAAACACTGAAGATTTGAGAGAAAAAACTATGAGTGAAGAAAAAGATTATGAGATTTTTTATAACGATGAAGGTGTAAAAAAGGTCAGGACAGCCGGTGGTAATACTTACCCAGAAGGTTCACCCGAGTATGCTAAAATCGTTGGTGAAGCAACTTCTGAACAGAATCAAGGTTTAGAGATTGCAATGCGACCTATTTTGAACTTCAATATTCTTAGAGTGGAGTTTCCACAAGAAATTATTGATGAACTGAATCAGCACATTGATGATGAAATTATTCCTAACAGCAAAAGTTTCGCTGATGGTTTGGTTGGCCAACTGAAAGAAAATGAGCGTTCTGCTCAATTGGATTTTCCTTTTGATACTGATGTTGGTAAGCAACTTGAAGTTGTATTTAATCAGATTGGCACGACATATCTTAAGAAGGGATATGACCGTGATGCCACGGCTGAAGTAACACAGTGTTGGACTAATCATGCATATGCGGGCGACTACAATCCATTTCATGATCACGGTGTAAAGACTGTGGCTGGATTGTCTGGTTTTCTATGGTTGAAAGTTCCACAGTGCATTCAAGATACACCTGATGTTCCTAAGATTAATAATGCTTCTGGTGGTGTTGATGGTTGGACACATCTATGTTGGGGCACTAACACTATGCGTGACTTGATGCAGTTGCGACCACAAACAGAGGATTATGTAAAACCTATGGAAGGTGTGATGTTAGTTTTCCCACAGTGGTTGAAGCATCAGGTATTACCTTTCTTTGGTGAAGGCGAAAGACGTTCTATCGCCATGAATTGGAACGTCATTGACAGCGATGAAGAACGCAAGAAGTATATGTCTGACCGTGAGGCAGAACTATATGACACAAAGAAGGTTTCTGATGATGGGTGAAGTAAAATTGACACAAAGACCGCCCGTTTACAAATATGATGAAGATCGTTTGCTCTCTGATGTCAGAGATTATATCGATGATACTTATGTTCAACATTACAGTCACAATAATTTCCAGGCCACAGAGTTCATTATGGACAGTGGACATGGTGAAGGTTTCTGTATCGGAAACATTATGAAGTATGCACAACGATATGGAAAGAAAAATGGTAAAGACAGAAAAGACTTGATGAAGGTCGTTCATTATGGTATTATGGCTTTACACAATCATGATAAAGAACATGAAAATCAAATGACATTAGACCTATTCAGAAAAGGTTTTACGAATATAAAAGTGAGAACATAATATGAAATTAAGTGATGAAACGGTATCTGTGTTGAAGAACTATTCTACTATCAACCAGAACCTGATGATTAAATCTGGTCAGGCGTTGACCACAATGTCTGCAATGAAAAATATTGTGGCCAAGTCAACCGTGACAGAGAACTTTGAAAGAGATATTGCAATCTATGATTTGAATGAATTTCTTTCTAGCATGTCTTTGTTTGCTGCACCAGAGATGGATTTTCAGAATGACTTTGTAGTTATGCGTTCTGAAGGTTCAAATAGTAGTTTGAAGTATTGGTATTCTGATCCGTCAGTTGTTACTAGTGTGACAAAAGATATTACGATGCCAGAATGTGAAGTTAAGTTTTCTCTTTCCAGTGATATTCTTTCTAATGTCCAGAAAGCTGCAGCAGTTATTGGCGCACCTGATATGGTATTGGAAAATGGTAGTTTGTGTGTCACTGATAAAAAGAATGACACTGCTAATGCTTATTCAACTGAGGTAGTGAATGGAACTGATGACATGGACTACAAGTTTTGGTTCAAGGTTGAAAATCTAAAACTTTTGCCTGGAACTTATGATGTAAGTGTGTCATCTAAACGAATTAGTCATTTTAAAAATACAAATGTAGATATTGAATATTTTATAGCTCTTGAACCAGAATCATATTTTAAATCTGATTCTTAAAAGGAGTTTTTGTTATGAATGAATTTCTATGGGTCGAGAAATATCGACCACAGAATCTTGACGCATGTGTATTACCGACTAACCTGAAAAATACTTTGAGAGAGTTTGTGGCAGATGGTAATGTTCCTAATGTCACATTTGCTGGTGGTCCTGGCATTGGAAAAACCACAGCAGCAAAGGCACTTCTTAATGAACTAGATCTAACTTATATGATGATCAATGGTTCAGAAGAATCTGGTATTGATGTTCTGAGAAGCAAAGTCAAAAATTTTGCTTCTACTGTATCTCTTCATGGTGGTCGTAAGTATCTCATTCTTGATGAGGCAGACTATCTGAATCCACAATCCACGCAGCCCGCGTTGCGTGGGTTTATTGAAGAGTTCAGTGCCAATTGTGGGTTTATTCTAACCTGTAATTATGTCAATCGTATCATACCGGCATTGATTTCAAGATGTCCAACGTATGATTTTTCTATTCCTAAAAAAGATAAACAACGACTTGCTCATGATTTTTATCAGAGCGCGATAAATATTTTAGAGACAGAAGGTGTTAAGTTTGAACCTAAGGCTGTTGCTGGAATTATTGGAAGACATTTCCCTGATTGGCGTAGGGTTCTAAATGAACTTCAGAGATATTCTGTCTCTGGAAAAATTGATGCTGGCATTCTTGTTGATATGAAGAGTGACAATGTTAAAGAACTCATAAATCATATGAAACAAAAGGAGTTTACAAATGTTCGTAAATGGGTTGTTAACAATCTGGACAATGATTCAACTCGCTTGTTCAGGAATATTTATGATAGTCTTTATGATTACGTGGATAGTTCTAGTATCCCTCATGTTGTTGTTATATTGGGTGAGTATCAATATAAAGCAGCTTTTGTCGCCGACCAAGAGATTAACACTCTAGCGTGTCTTACTGAGATTATGGCAAGGACAAAGTTCAAATGATTATTATAGATGGGTTAGTAGAGCAGCATTATGCCGAATTGATTCATATGCAGATGAGAGGAGTTTCTTGGGAATATAATTATTCTTCTGTTGTTGGAAAACCAAATAAACATTGGCACAGATTTTGTGGCCATGATGTAGATGAAGTTGGTAATAATGGTTTTGAATGGGTATCGCCGATTTGGAATAATGCCAAACGTAAACTTAAATTAGAAGACACGTATAACGTGTACAACTTTGACCGTGTGTATATGAACGCACACACTTTTGGTATTGAACCACATTTACATCATGACGATGGTGATTATACCATGATATACTATCCTTATATGGGATGGAAAAAAGAGTGGTATGGTGGTACAATGATTAATGGTGACATGTGTGACTACGTTGGTAATAGATTGGTTATGTTTCCAGCATCAGATCCACACCAAGCCATGCCAGTGAGTCGTGATTGTTATGAGTTGCGTTCAGTTATTGTGTTTAAAACAAGCGCTAAATCATGGGATGCAAAACATTGTTATATGGATTATGATAGTGGGAGATGTTGATGTATGAATTGAAAGACTATCTCAACGCTATCAATCATACAAAAGAGTCTCTCATGGATGGAGAGGATGAAACATGGGAAAAGAAGTATCCACCATTCGTTATAAATAAATGTCTTCATGCTTTTCAGGATACAATTTTATTTGTCAATGAGATTAACCAACTACCTAATCTAGATAATAAACTTCAGTTTGACTTTTTTCTAAATACTTTGAGAGCAAGGAAACGTTATACTCCTTGGTTGAAGGCGAAGAAATTAGAGAATCTAGATTGCATTAAAGAGTATTATGGTTATAACAATGAGAAGGCCAAGACCGCTCTTGATATACTAGATGGTGAACAGATTTCTGCCATAAAACAAAAATTATATAAAGGTGGAAGAGATGGAAGAAATTAGTTGGTCACAAGAGGATATGTTTGAGGTTACTTTAAGAGAACCAGATGATTTTCTTAAAGTTAGAGAAACACTTTCTAGAATTGGCGTAGCATCTAGAAAAGAGAAGAAGTTATATCAATCTTGTCATATTTTACACAAGCAAGGAAAATATTACATAGTTCATTTCAAAGAGTTGTTTGCTTTAGATGGTAAGAAAACAAACTTATCTGAAAACGACGTTGCTCGTAGAAATACTGTTGTTAATCTTCTCAATGATTGGGGTTTGGTTCATGTTGAAAATGCAGCAGAACCATCTGCGCCCCTTAGTCAAATCAAGGTGATATCTTTTCGTGAGAAAAATGATTGGATGTTAGAAGCAAAATACAATATCGGTAAAAAACGGGACTAGAACCTTGGAAAACTTCAAATCATTCATCACGGAAGCAAAGGAAGAAAAGTATCGTATTCTTGTGGTTTCTGAAAAACCTGATAATAACGATTTATTTCATACTGCTCAAAGATTTGTAGATGAATGCAAAAAGGTAGATATACCATGTTATGTTCTTTTTGCATCAGAAGCAAAAATTGTTGATGGTAAAGCCTTTAATGCTGACGATAAAGAAGGTTTCGAAATTTCCCGTGATGATACTATAGCAATCATTAGAGGTTCTGTCGCATCCAGAGATGCTTGGTTGGATCTTGTTTCTCAATTAGAAAAGTTAGGTATTTGTTGTATTAATTCAAGATCTACAATTTCTATGTGTGCTGATAAGTATTGGACATCATTACGATTAGCAGATGCTAGTATTCCTACACCAAAGACTACATTGGTGCAAAGTGAAGATACATTACAAGAATCATTAGATATTATTGGTGAAGAATATCCAATGATATTAAAAACACTTAGGGGTTCTAAAGGTATTGGTGTTATCTTTATAGAATCTAGAAGGCAACTTAGTTCTCTTTTACAGTTACTTTGGAAGCAAGATGAAACTACTGAAATACTTCTACAATCATATATTAAGTCGGACTTTGATGTTCGTGTTCTTGTATTAAACGGGAAAGTTCAGACTGCAATGCGTAGGGATGTTATAGAGGGAGATTTTAGAAGTAATTATTCTAGAGGTGCCAAAGTAAAAAAATATAAATTGAATGATGAAGAAATTGATATATGTTTAAAGGCTGATAAATCAGTAAATGGCATATGGACTGCTGTAGATTTTATTAAAAATGGTAAAGATACTTTTGTGTTAGAAGTAAATAGTTCGCCAGGGACTGAAGGTATCGAAAAAGCAACTGGTAAAAATCTTATAAAAGAATTAATAGAACATTTTAAGGATAGGTCAAATTGGCGATATACTGCACTAGAAGTTGGTCATAGAGAAGTTGTATCAATAAAACCTTTTGGTGAACTAGAAGCAAAATTTGATACAGGTAATTCTGCATCAGCTTCAACCATACATGCTGATAAGATTGATGTTAATGGTAAAAAAGTTACTTGGTCATATGCAGGTAAAACATCGACAAACAAAATTGAAAGAATTGTAAAAGTTGATGTTGGTGGTCTGAACAATTATACAGAAAAAAGATATGCTATTTTGTTAGATATAGAATTTGCTGGTTCACTCTATAAAAATGTTGAAATATTATTAGATAACAGAGAAGGTCGAAGTCCAATCTTATTTAATCGTGATTTTATGAAACGAAGTAATGTAATGGTCAACCCTCAAAGAAAATATATCGTTACCACTAAGTTTACCCTTGACAAATAACCACAAAGGTGTTATAGTCTGATAATGGACTTTTATACTAATGTTATCCAATGGGGCAACAGCCTACTTGTTCGAGCAGTCGAGAATAATCAACGCATCAGAAAGAAGGTTCGTTATGAACCAACGTTGTTTGATCTTGTAAATGAACCTACAGGGTATAAAACCCTAGACGGTAGGCATGTTCGCCCCAACAAGTTTGATTGTATTCGTGATGCCAAAGAATGGTATAACGACAGAAAAGATCAAGACATCGTATTTGGCAACAACCAATATAGTTATTGTTATATCTCTGACCAACATCCAAATGATGTTCAGTGGGATATAGATAAACTACTAATTGTAACAATTGATATTGAGGTTGAATGTGACAATGGTTTTCCAAATCCTAAAGATGCATCTGAACCATTACTTTCAATCACAATAAAAAACCATCAAGACAAAGGAATCAAAGTCTGGGGCTTGCATCCTTATGATAATCAACGTGAAGATGTAATTTATGTTCAGTGTCGAGATGAACGTGATTTGTTTGACCGTTTTCTTTTTGATTGGGAATGTATGTGTCCAGATGTTATCACTGGCTGGAATACAGAGTTCTTTGATATTCCTTATCTGTGTAATCGCATCAAGAATATCTTTGGTGAAGAATCAATAAAACGTCTATCACCCTGGAAACAAGTTCAGGAACGCGAAGTCTATCAGATGGGACGTAAGCATCAGGTGTATAACATCTATGGTGTTGCTGCTCTTGATTACTTTGACTTGTATCGTAAGTTTACATACACAAACCAAGAAAGATACACTCTTGACCATATTGCCTTTGTTGAACTAGGCGAACGTAAAGATGGTAATCCTTTCGATACTTTCAGAGAATGGTATACAAAGGACTGGCAGTCATTTATTGATTATAACATCACTGACGTGGAGCTGGTTGATAAGTTAGAAGATAAGATGCGACTGATTGAGTTGTGTCTTACTATGGCTTATGATGGTAAGGTAAACTATACTGATGTTCTTGGAACGGTTCGATACTGGGACAATGTAATCTATAATCATTTACGAGAAAAGAATATTGTTATTCCTAGAAAAAAGGAATCAGAGAAAAGTGAAAAGTTTGAAGGTGCCTATGTTAAAGATCCACAAGTTGGTATGCACAAATGGATTATGTCTTTTGATTTGAACTCTTTGTATCCTCACCTTATTATGCAATACAATATCTCTCCAGAGACTTTGGTAAATAGTGAAGATGGTATTGTTGAGGGTATGGTTGATAAGATTCTTGAAGGCAAAACTCAGAACAAAACCAAATATTGTATGACTCCAAACGGCGCATTCTTTCGAAAGGACATAAAAGGATTCTTGCCTCAACTGATGGAAAATATGTACAATGATAGAGTCAAGTATAAGAAACTTACACTCGAAGCTAGACAGAAGTTTGAGGACACTGGAGATAGAAATCTCCTTAAAGTTATCTCTCGTTACAACAACATCCAAATGGCAAAGAAGATATCACTTAATTCTGCTTACGGCGCAATTGGTAATAATTGGTTTCGGTATTATGATCTTATGGTTGCTACGGCAATCACAACTTCTGGTCAGTTATCTATTCGATGGATTGAAAAGAGTATCAACATTTATCTTAACAAGATTCTTAAGACAAAGGGAATTGATTATGTTGTGGCATCTGATACAGATTCGGTATACATCACTTTTGACAAACTTGTTGATCAGTTGTTTGACGAGGGAACGGAGACTAGTAAAGTTGTCGCCTTCTTGGATAGACTTGCAAAAGAGAAGCTGGAACCATTTATTGATAACTCTTATAAGGCTCTTGCTCAGACCATGAATGCATATGCCCAGAAGATGGAAATGGGTAGAGAAGCAATCGCAGACAAAGGTATATGGACTGCAAAGAAAAGATACATTCTAAATGTGCATGATATGGAAGGTGTTCGATACAAAGAACCTCAACTGAAGATTATGGGCATCGAGGCAGTCAAGAGTTCAACACCAGCTCCATGTCGTGAGAAGATTAAGTCGGCACTCAAGATTATTATGAGTGGTGATGAGAAGATGCTAAATACTTTCATACAGGATTTTCGCGAAGAGTTCATGAGTCTTGACCCAAAAGAGATTGCGTATCCAAGAAGTTGTAATGGTGTGAGAAAGTTTAGAGGTGAATCATCGTTGTTTGGTAAAGGTGCTCCTATTCATGTGAAAGGTGCCATATTGTATAATCATCTGGTGCAAAGACAGAAACTACAGAGCAAGTATCCTCTCATACAGGAAGGTGACAAGATTCGTTTTCTTCATATGAAACAACCAAACATCTATCAGTCATCAGCCTTTTCTTTTATGACAGATATTCCAAAAGAACTTGACATCGTGGGTAAAATAGACTATGATATACAGTTCGAGAAGAGTTTCATTGAACCGTTGAAGTTCATCACAGAAAAGATACTCTGGCATATTGATGATAGTTATGGTTCACAAGGTAGTTTAGAGGATTTTTTTGGATGAACATGATTGAACCATATAAGATTCATTGGGATTATTTCACCAAGTATTACAAACACTGTGATAGTATCGCTATGACAGGTGCTTGTTATGCGTTTGTGTTTAATGAAACGAAACCAACACACTTTCAAGAACCAAGTGAGTTTGAGCAGTGTGTGTATATTGGTGAATCTGGTGGCAACTATTATGATAAACAAAATGGTCATAAAGGCAAACTTAGGAGTCATGTGCATAAAAGAATGACAAGTCATCATAAACCTTTCACCACAGGAGAGTTTAGTGAATCCTCTCATAAAGCAATTATAGAGACATATGGATACGGTGATCATATGCTTGACGGAACATTCACTAATCTTCCAATGTGGTTATGTTTGATGATTCCAAGACCAGATTTACCAGAAAAGATGGTCAAACAGTGGTCAAAATTACAAGAAAGGATGCAATTATTTAGATATGAATTACGTTTTGGTCATTGCACACTAGGCAATATGGATACTGGATCAAGAAAAGATAAAGAGTCATATTCAAGCTATAGGATGCAGTCAATAAAAGAAACAAATTTAATGGAGTTTGCATCTTGAGACAATTGATGATTACCACACCTTTAAGATATCCCGGCGGTAAGTCTAAATGGACAAAACTGCTCTACGAGTATCTTCCAGATATGAGAAATTACGAAGAGTGGCGTGAGCCGTTTCTTGGTGGTGGTTCATTTCCACTTGAAATTACGAAACGATATCCAGATATAAAAATCTGGGCAAATGACTTGTATCCTGCTCTTTACACTTTCTGGACGCAGTTGCAAAGTAATGGTGCAGAAATGTCTGATCGTCTTCTGGAGATAAAAGAGCGTTGTTATAATAATGAAATTGCAAAGACTACTCTGGGTGAGCAAAAGGAGATTATCAATGATGATGTAAGTAGTGATCTTGACAAAGCAGTTGCATTCTACTATGCAAACAAAAATAGTTTTAGTGGGTTAACAGAGACTGGAACATTTTCTGAGTCATCTCATAGGATGACCTTCACTAGACAGAATATAATGAAGTTGGTATCATTCCAAAAGTTAATTCGCAATTGGAAAATTACAAATGGTGATTATAGTGCATTGTTAGAAAAATCTGAAAATACGTTTGTCTATCTTGATCCACCGTATGAGTTGACAAAACAAAACTCTAACAATCTCTATGGTAAACGTGGTAGTATGCATGAAGGATTTGATCATGACCTTTTTGCCAAACAATGCAATGAGTCTGGAATGGATTGTATGATTAGCTATAACGCAGACCAATCCGTGAAAGATAGATTCGGTGATTGGAAACAAGTAGAATTGGATTGGACCTATACCATGAGGTCAGTTGGTGATTATATGGAAAAACAGAAGGACCGAAAGGAACTCCTTTTGATGAACTATAAAATAGAACAAGGAAATTTAGGAGAATTTTTTAAATGACAAATAATTTTTTGAAGGACATTACAAAATTAAATGAGTATGCCAGTGTTGTTGCAGACGGCACTGACTTTGATACTGATGTTTTTATTGATACGGGGAGTTATATTCTAAACGCACTTATGAGTGGTTCTATTCACGGTGGACTTCCATCAAATAAAATCACTGCACTGGCTGGTGAGTCTGCCA